GTGAAATACACCACGCCTTTCACCCTTCTGGCCCTTGGCCTGGCCCTGAGCGGCTGCTCCAGCAGTAGCAGCAGCTACACCCCAAGGACTTCGAACCTGGACTGGGAAACCCCCGGCATGCAGCTCGGCGGCGACCGCGGCCTGCCCCTGCGAGTGGACGACCGCTGCCGCAAGCGCGGTTGCGACAACCACAAGCTGTTTTTCAACCCCGCAGAGCCTGAACCGAGCGTCAACACCATCCACCGCGGCTGGTAGGATTTTCTCCTTTGAGGGCGGCGACTTAGGCGATTTCGCGTTGAATGCAAGGAAGTGGTTTACAGCAGCCAACCGATCGCTATAATGACGCCCCTGTGCCGGTATAGCTCAGATGGTAGAGCAACTGACTTGTAATCAGTAGGTCCCGGGTTCGATTCCTGGTGCCGGCACCATTCAAATCAATGGATTACGTGCGTTTCTTGATGCTCATTCGAGTCCGCACGTACCAGCGCACGTACCAAGAGGTGTGAGCAAGCGCAGATCTGCGCGTCACCCTCGATCAGCCTCCCCCTAGGGGCGACCAACGTTTGATGTTGACCCATCGGAAAAAGGTTAGGTCGGTTAGTTTTCTGGCGAGCAGGCTGCATCCCCCTCCGTTTCTGTCTTCTAGAAGATCTCCTAAAGTTAGGTTTTGGTTAAGTAATGGTAATTTTCTAACCTTTACCTATAGTCAGTTTCAAGAAATTAAATCCCTTTAAAATCAGGAGCTTGAGAATAGCTAACCTCAATCCTAACCATTCCTAACCATCAAAAGTTAGCCCCCAGCCCCAGCAAATCCGGGCACCTCAGCCCTGACCAAGCCCCCGGAACGAAAACTAACCTTTTTCCCACGGCTCCCCCCAAAACGAGACGGCATAGCTCCCCCTTCGCCACCAAACCATCCTCTCCGCAGGGATTCGCAGAACTCTCACACACCTGATCATCCACCCCACCCCAGATACGGGGCGGCCTGGCCTTGCCTGCAGGGGCGCAGAAATTCCGACACGTTTAGCCCGCGGGCGTGGCGGGGGGACGATTGCGCGCGCCAAGGACCGGTTACCCAGGTGCTGACCAGGGGCAAAAAAGGTGCAATATCGTGTGATTTTGCTATCATCGCGAGGTCGAAGGTTCACCCGCGAATAAAGGAGGGGACATGACTGATACTATCCAGAATCTTTACAGTGCCCTCAGAGCACATGGCCTTCCGAAGACGGCCGTGCGAGCAGTCCTGCCATCCTGGTGGGAAGATGCTATTGCTGATACTCCTGCGGGACTTCAACAAGCCAAGCTGATTGTGGCCAAAGCGCTTAACCTCAAGATAAAACCTCTGGTCGAAGAGCCGCCTCGCGTGGAGTTCGATTTGCCGGAGATGCGTCGCTTCAAGCTAGTAAAGGGAACGACGGAGGACGACGTGCAGCTTGCCGTCGCCTTGGCACGTAGTGCTAGCAAGCTCGTTCTCTCCGCCTATGACCGTGAATTCGTACGTCCAGGATCGGCTGCGGAGGTGCGTCAGCAGATCCTTGCGAGTGGCAAGCCTTGGGTAGATCTCGAAGGCCTACTCAATTATTGCTGGCAAGCAGGCATTCCAGTTGTTCATCTGGCTTCCTCTTTGATGAAGCGAAAGATGGACGGTATCGCGATGGCCACTCGTGGTCGCCCGACAATCGTCTTGTCCTCACGTAAGGCTTGCGGCTACCTGTTGTTCCATCTGGCGCACGAACTGGGTCACGTTGCCCTCGGTCATCTGGATCCCAATGGGGCCATCGTTGACAACAGCATCCAAGAAGATGCCAACGGCAAAGACGATGCGGAACGAGCTGCAGACGATTATGCATTGGAACTGCTCACAGGTAATCAGCCGCGGCTTACTCTCACTGGCTTCTATAAAGCACCGGTACTTGCCCACATGGCAATCGAGTACGGCAAACAGCACTCGATTGATCCAACTCACGTGGTATTGAACAGCGCGCACAATGGCAATTTTTGGGCGCTATGCACCGCCACACTAAAAGTGATGAGCGGGGACAGAAAAGACCAAGATTTAGTCAACCGATTACTGCTAGAAAACGTAAAAGACGAACTCAAGGAAGATAGCCTTTCATTGCTAGGGACTTTAGTTGGTCTATAATGATTCTACTGTCGGATAATGATCTTGTTGTAAAACTTGCTCAATGCGACCTTATCGGAGAAGCGCTGGAATTACTGCGATCCAGCGCAAAAGACTGCTCTGTCTTGAACACCATAAGGTATAGCCTTCGGCTGAATGATCCCGAGAAAGCTATTGCCCGATACGTGGGAAGCGTTCAGGCGTATGAGCGAATCAACGAGCTGCTTGATTCCTGCCAGGTTCTTCCTGAAGCTCCGATTGATTTTGACTTGCTTGATCACTTGAATGAAATTCCAGAAATCGATCCGGGTGAGCAGGCACTGTTCATGCATGCTAAAGACCATCATGCACGATTAGTCGATTACCGGGTTCTCACTGGGGACAAGCGAGCCCTACGCGCCATTTGCAATTACGATAAGCCCGAGAATTTCGAGTTTTTAAGAACAAAAATCACTTGCTTAGAGTCTTGCATGATTGGTTTGGTTGATAACTACGGGTTCGGTCATATCAATCAAAAAATTTGTGCTGCAAAAGCGCAGGTAGTCGAATCTAAATATGACCAAGTGCTTCGTGCTGCATTTGGGGCTGGTAGAAGCCAAGAACACTGTGTGGAGTGCCTTCAGAGCTACTCCAACGATATCCGCTGGCTTCTGTAAAGAAGATTCCTGCGCCGTTACCCCCGTGCGGGTATTTCGAAGGGCGCGAATCGCACCACCTCCTCACCTAACCAGTCATTGACCTGGGCCAAACGTGTCTGGACCGGCTCCAGTTCGTTCATCGCCCAGATCTCCGTCGCCTCCTTGATCGACCCGAACCCGCCAGCGTTCTGGGGCACGATACCCATCAGTTGCGGCGGAATGCGTAGGGCCGCGAGCAGGTCATCCCGGCTGATGTTCTTGATCGCCCCGAAGTCATCCTTCGCCGCCACCTCGCTGATCGGCAGCAGCTGAATACCGTCCTTCTTCCCGTTGGGCGCGTACATGAACAGGTTGCGGAAATTGCCCGGCCCTTTGCTGTTCTTCATCGCATCGCGCAGGTCGTCGACAAACTTCTCGCTGTGAGCTGGATCGGTCATGTAGAGGATGAAGCCGGCGTGGCTGCCGTTCTGGTAGTACTTGCGCCGGAACAGAGTGGCGCTCTCGTTCAACAGCGCGCTCTGCAGCGCGGGCAACCACTCGGGCAGCCCGTAGATCTCCTGGTTGATGTCAGCCTCGCGCAGGTGGCAGATGCTGCCGGTCTTGAAGGCGTGCTCGTCTTTCCAGCCCCGCACCTGGTAGTAGGTCTCCAGGTCGAGCCCGCGACGCATGTACTTGGCCAGACACGGCTGCAGGCCCATGGCCTGGCCAAGCATGTTGTTGCGCTTCTCCAGGTACAGGTTCCCGCACCATCCCCAGTCCATGACGATCTGCTCGAATGCCTGCCGGCTCAGCAGCCGATGAGGGATGAAGCTGCGCACCAGCATATTGCGCTTGAACGTCAGCCCCGACTGCAGGTACACGCTGGCTTTGGTCGACCGGGCCAAACCATCCAGATTGATCGGTGGCTCGTACCAACGCCCGTTGGACCAGCATTCCAGATAGTCAAGGATCTCGCGGCCATCCAGCACCGGAACCGGCTCGCCGAATGTGAACGCCATCGACGCCCCACCGGCCCCTTTGACCAGTAGCTCGTCCTCGTGGGCCGGCTGCGCCAGTGCGCCACCGCGCTGGCGGCGCTTGTTCGACTTGCTCATGAGTAGATCTCCATAAAACCGGTATTGGCCGTGGTCTGGCCCTCCAGCGGCTCGTTTTGCAGTGCGTGAAAGAGTGCCCATGCCAGGTCGGCGTGGCCGGTGGCCTCGTTGCGGCCGGCGGTGTAGGTGAACTGTCGCCCGCCAGCGGTAATGGTCTTGCGGATGGCCATAAGTGACTGGGCGACGTCCGTCCAGCCGGCATCGAACTCCAATCGGCCTTTGCTGATCACGTCCACGGCCTTCATCACCAGGCGCGTCTTGACCTCGGGGCTGTAGGAGAACGTCCGCAGGCCGGGGAAGAACTGGCGCACCAGCTGCGCCACGGCGGCGCCCATACCCGTGGTATCGATGCCGATGTAGGTCACCCAGTAGCGCAGGGTCACCTTGCGGATGGTCTCGGCCTGGGCGTCGAAGTCCATTCCGCGAAACTGGTGCCGCTCCAGGATGCGGAACTTGCCGCCCGGTACCAGCGGTGGCGCTACCACGACGAGACCAGCGCTGTCGGTCGTTTCCGCCGGGTCATAACCGACCCAGACCTGGCGGTCTGCGAACGGTCTGGCCGCGAAGGGCTTGTAGTCGTCCCACACCGTCCAGCTGTCCACCATGCACGGCTGCAGCATCGCCAGCGGGAAAATGCTCGCCCCGTCGTCGACGAACTCACACATCAGCAGGTTCTGGAACGACGCAGCGTCGTACTCGATGCGCAGGTCGTCCAGGTCGAACAGGTCGCATCCACGCGCCTCGGCATCGTGGATGGTCACGATCTGGCGCCAGATCTTGTCCTCGCATAGTCGCCCTTGCTGCAGCGCTTCATGGCTCACGTCCAGCTTGATGTGCTGGGCGGTCGGCTTGCCCTTGTTCAGACGCTCGCCCGTCCACCAGGTGTACGCCGGGTGGGCCATGCTGCTCGGCGTCGAGAAATAGGTCTTGCGCCATTTCTTGTGCAGGGCCATGCCCGAGGCGACCTTGTTGATCTCCTTGAAGCCATGCACCCAGAAGAATTCGTCGAAGTAGAAGTTGCCGGACCGGCCCTGCGCCGTGCGGAAGTTGGTCCCCAGGAAGTGCAGCTCGGCGTTGTTCCACAGCACAATAGGGTCGCCGGTCAGCTTCACGCCCAGGACTTCGTTCAGGAAGGCCTGCATGTAGGTCTTGAACTGGTGGGCCTGGGCCTTGCTCGCCGACAGGAAGATCTGGTTGCGGCCGGTGGTGATCGCGTCGATCAGGGCCTCGCGGGCAAAGTAGAAGGTTGCGCCGATCTGACGGCTCTTGAGTACCATGCGGGTGCGTTGGTTGCCGGCGCGGTACCAATCCATCTGGTACTCGAAACAGCTGTCGCGGAACGCCTCGACCAGCGTCTCGATCTGCTGCTCGTCCAGCTCGTTGCGCACCGCCTGTTTTTTCGGCCCCTCGTTGCGCTTGGCGATGTTGGGGTTGAGGTCTGAGTCGGTCCCGCCGCCCTGGTAGCGCTGAATCCGCGCCTGGCGTTCCAACTGCCTGTGCAGCAGGTCGATCTCTTTGAAGTCCCCGCCGGTCTTGCCCTCCTTGAGGATCAGCTGCACCAGGCGCGCTTCCAGAGCACCGCCGATTCGCTCGACGTTGTCCGCCCGGTCCCACTCGTCGCGGGCCTTCCAGCTGTGGACGGTCTTCTCCTTCTCGCCCAGGAAATCGGCGATATCGGTGATGCGCCACCCGGTCCAGTACAGGAACTTGGCTTGGCGGCGCGCGTCGGTGGTGGGTTGGGCGATAGCGTTCATGGCGCCGATGCTGCCGTTCGCGCGCGCGATCCCCTACTGGCGCTGCCTGTAGCCTCCTGCCCTACAAACCCCGCGCATTGCTGCCGACCGGCGCGCTGCGGACCATGCCCTCAACGCAAGGCACACCGCCACCGCAACGAGGATTCCCGGCATGGCCGATAAAACCGACACCCCTGCAAAAAAACTCCGCTCCAAGTGGTTCCGGGTTGCCGTGGAAGGCGGCACCACGGATGGCCGGACCATCGAACGCTCCTGGATTGAGCAGATGGCCGCGCAGTACAGCCCCAACACCTACGGCGCCCGCATCAACTGCGAGCACATCAAGTGGGCGTGGCCGGGTGGCGAGTTCGGTGCCTACGGCGATGTGCTGGCCTGTAAGGCTGAAGAGGTCGAGATCGCAGGTGAGCAGCGGCTCGCGCTGTTCGCCCAGTTGCAACCCAACGATGCCCTGCTCGCCCTGAACGCCAAGAACCAGAAGATCTACACCTCGGTCGAGATCGATCCCAAGTTCGCCAAGACTGGCCAAGCCTATCTGGTTGGCCTGGCAATCACCGACACCCCGGCCAGCCTGGGCACCGAAGCCCTGCAGTTCAGCGCCCAACACGGCACCCTCACCGGCCGCAAGCAGAACAAAGACAACCTGTTCACCGCGGCTGAAGAGGTGCAACTCGAATTCGAGGAAGTGACCGACGGCCACAGCATGTTCGCAGCCCTGCGCGACAAGGTCGGTGGCCTCCTCAGCAAGGGCAAGGAAAAGGAAGGCAAGGACGCCGCCAACTTCGCCGCCCTGGGCGAGCTGATCGAGCAGCTCGCTACCCACGGCGCCGAGCAGGCCGAAGCGGTGACCAAAGGCCTGGCTGCGTTCACCGAGCTGGAGACGAAGTTCGCCAAGCTCAGTGCTGACCACGAAGCCCTGGTCAAGCGCCTGAGCAACACCCAGGACCACACCCAGAAGGATCGCCCATCGGTTCCCGGTGGCAGCGGTCGCGACCTTACCGACTGCTGATCGACAACGGATCAAGGAAACCCGGAGACCACCATGCGTAACGATACCCGCCTGCTTTACAACGAATACCTGGCCCAGATGGCCAAGCTCCACGGCGTGCCTGACGTCACGACCAAATTCGCCGCCAACCCGGCCGTGGCCCAGAAGCTCGAAAGCCGCATCCAGGAGTCCAGTCAGTTCCTGGGCATGATCAACAGCTACGGCGTCACCGAGCAGATGGGTGAAAAGATCGGCCTGGGTGTGGTCGGCAACATCGCCGGCACCACCGACACGGACCTCAAAGCCCGCGAGACCCGCGACCCTACCGGACTCGACGGCCGCGGTTACGTCTGTACTCAGACCAACTACGACACCCACCTCAAGTACCAGAAGCTCGACGCCTGGGCCAAATTCCCGGACTTCCAAGCCCGCATTCGTGACGCGATCATCAAGCTGATGGCGCTTAACCGCATCTGCGTCGGCTGGAACGGCATCAGCCGCGCAGCCACCTCCAACCCAGCAACCAACCCGCTGCTGCAGGACGTAAACATCGGCTGGCTGCAGAAAATGCGCCTGGAAAACGCCGCGCGCGTGATGAAGGAAGTAGTCGACGGCAGCGGCAAGATCGCCATCGGCGCCGGCAAGGACTTCGAGAACATCGACGCCCTGGTGTTCGCCATGGTCAACGAACTGATCGAGCCCTGGTACCAGGAGGACACCGAGCTGGTGGTGGTTTGCGGTCGCAAGATCCTGGCCGACAAGTACTTCCCGATCATCAACAAGCCCAATGCCCCGACCGAAATGTTGGCGGCCGACATCGTCACCAGCCAGAAGCGCATTGGCAACCTGCCGGCCGTGCGTGTCCCGCACTTCCCGGCCAACGGCCTGTTCGTAACCCGCCTGGACAACCTGTCGTACTACTGGCAGGAAGGCAGCCGCCGCAAGACCGTCGTCGATAACGCAGCCCGCGACCGCATCGAAAACTTCGAGTCGGTCAACGAGGCCTACGTCATCGAGGACCTGGGCTGCGCCGCGTTCGCCGAAAACATCGAGATCGCGTGAGGGATACCGCCATGACCAATCCCTGCCGACGCCACTTCCAGCGCGTGACCGCGGCCCAGGCCGCCGCGGCTACCGAACCTGAACAGACCATGGAAGGGGCTACCCAGTACGAACTGCACCTCGCCCAGCTCCACCAGGACCGACAGCGCCTGTCCGCAATCCAGTCGCGGGAAGGCAAAGGCAAGCTCAAGGTCGAGCTGCTGCCCGCCTACGAGCCCTATGTGGCGGGCGTGATCGAGGCCGGCCATGGCGCCCAGGACGACGTGCTGACCACCGTGATGATCTGGCGCTTCGACGCGGGCGACTGGGTGGGTGGCCTCGACGTTGCGGCCTACGTGCTGCAGCACGGGCTGAAGATGCCCGACCGCTTCGAGCGCTCCACCGGCTGCATCGTGGCCGAAGAGATCGCCGAGGCTGCGCTCAAAGCCCAGAAGACCGGCGAAACCTTCCCCATCGAGGTCCTGACCCGCACCGCCGAACTGACTGCCGAAGAGGACATGCCCGACGAGGCGCGCGCCAAGCTGATGCTGGCCCTCGGCAAGGCCACCCTCACCGGCCTGGACGAAGCCAACCCCGGCCAGCCAGGCCAGGTCCAGGCGGGTGTTGATCTGCTGCGCCGCGCCATCGAGCTGCATAGCAGCTGCGGCGGCAAGAAAGACCTGGAGCGCGCCGAGCGCCTCCTCAAGAAACACGCCGGCACTGCCGGTTAACCGAGCGTCCCACGCAACCCGGCGGCTCGGGACGGATCAGCGGCTTTCTCCTTGGCCAAGCTGTGAAGTCCCGACCACCGCCGACCTATTCCAGAGCAGGCGACCATGAGCGGATTCATCCCCGGCGGTACCGTACCCGGCGGTCACGTCAACAGCGATGCCTTCTGGCCGTCGATTGACCTGGACCAGATCCGCGAGACCCTGCGCATCGACTCCAGCGTCACCCCGGCCCGGCTCGAGACTGCCGTGATTGCCGCCGTGATCGCCGTGAACCGCGACCTGGTCGACTGGCGCACCAAGGCCCAGGCCAATGGCGCCGAGACGCTGGCCGACGTGCCCAGTACGCAGATCAATGGCCAATCCCAACAGGTGTACCTGTACCTGCGCGCCGTTGAGTGCGCGGCCGGCGCCGAAGTCTGCGAGCGGTACCGCGGCTACGACAGCAGCGGCAGCGGCAACAAGAACGCCGACGACACCATGCCGACAATCGACGACTACCGCCGCGACCAGCGTTGGGCCATCCGGGACTTCCTCGGCACCCCGCGCACTACCGTGGAGCTGCTGTGATGAACAAGCCCGAGATCATTGATTGGAATGAGATCTCCCAGCGCGGCCTGCTGGTCCGAATCAACCGGGAAATCATGCACCCGCTTGGCCTCGCCGTTTGCCGCGACCCGGCCACCGGCACTTCACCTGGCGCCGTGGTCAGCGAGGACGGCCCGTGGGTCTACCCGGACGACGTCGCGGCCGAGGAACCGAGGTAATGGCCGAGCAGCGCCGTACCCAGCAGCACGACACCGTCGACGCCCTGTGCTGGCGGCACTACGGCCGCACAGCCGGCGTGGTCGAGGCCGTGCTCGATGCCAACCCTGGCCTAGCCGATCACGGCGCCGAGCTCCCGGCCGGCCTGCTGGTCACCCTGCCCGAACTCCAGACGGCAGCCCCTGAACGACCGATGGTGAACCTATGGGACTGACCCGCGCGACCACCCAACCAAGGAAGGACCAACATGCCTGACCGTCCAGAAACCTGGGCCTTCTTGGCCTCCTGGCTCGAACACAACTGGCCCGGCCTGTATGCCGGGCTACTGGCGGCCCTCATTGCCGCGCTGCGGGTGATCTACGGCGGCGGGAAGATCCGCCAGTTGGTCATCGAAGCGCCGCTGTGCGGGTTCGTTGCCCTCTCGGCCAGCCACGGGCTGTCGCTGATCGGCATCCCACTTACCGCCGCGCCTTTCTTCGGCGGCCTGATCGGCCTGCTGGGCATCGAGTTTGTCCGGGCAGCCGCGAAGAAAACCTTCACCCGTAAGGAGAGGACCCTATGACCCTTCGCCACGGCGACCGCTCCCAGGCGGTCCGCGACCTGCAACGCAAGCTCAACTACCACGGCGCCAAGCTGTCGGCCGACGGGATCTACGGTGACGCCACCGAGGCCGCCGTCCGCACCTACCAGCTCAAGACGGGCCTGGTCTCCGACGGCGTGGCGGGTCCCAAGACGCTGGCCAGCCTGCTGGGCGCCGACACCCAGAAACTGCTGAAGCACGCCGACCTGGTGAAGGCCTCCGAACGCCTGGGCGTACCGGTGGCGGCCATCTACGCGCTAAACGAGGTCGAGTCGAAGGGGCGCGGATTCCTGGACAACGGCAAGCCGGTGATCCTGTTCGAGCGCCATGTCATGTACAAGCGCCTGAAGGGGCCTCGCGCCGTCGAACTCGCGCGTCTGAACCCTGCCCTGGTCAACCCGAAGCCCGGCGGATACATCGGCGGTACCGCCGAGCATCAGCGCCTGGCCCAGGCCCGCCAGCTCGATGACACTGCCGCTCTGGAGTCGGCCAGCTGGGGCGCCTTCCAGATCATGGGGTTTCACTGGGAGCGGCTGGGCTATGCCAACGTGCAGGACTTCGTTGATCACATGGCGCGCAGCGAGCCCGAACACCTGGAGGCCTTCGTCCGCTTCATCGAGACCGACCCCACCCTGCACAAGGCCCTGAAGGCCCTGAGATGGGCCAAGGTCGCCGAGCTGTACAACGGCGCCGACTACAAGCGCAACTTGTACGACGTGAAGCTGGAGCGCGCCTTCGAGCGGCACCAGGATCGCGCGCTGGCGGTAGCCTGATGGATCTGCGTAGCGGCTTGCTTGCTCTCGCCCTACTGGCGGCCGGCGCCGCCGCGCTGTGGGGTTGGGACCAGCAGCACCAGGTGACCACCGCCAAGGATGCCGGCAAGCGGCTGGCAGACCAGCTCGAACGCACGCAGCAAGACCGCGACCAGAATCTGGCGACGGCCAACCAACTGAAATCCGAACTGGCGAACGAGCGTGCCAGCCAGGCCAAGCTGCTTGCCCTGCAAGGCGAGCTGCGCCAGGGCCTGGCCCAGCGCGAGCGCATGATCGAGGCCCTCAAGCATGAAAAACAGCAACTTCGCGAATGGTCTGACCAGCCTCTGCCTGACGCTGCTCGCCGGCTGCGCGAGCGCCCCGCCCTCACCGGCGCCGACGCTTATCGTCAGTGGCTGTCCGGTAGTCGTCCCGTGCCAGCTGCCGGCGACGGCACCGACGCGCAACGGCCAGTTGCTCACTGACCAGGAGCGCACCGAACTGGCCTGGGCCGAGTGCGCCGCCCAGGTCGACCGTGTCTATCAGCACCAGGTGACCCATGAACAAACCCGATAGCCTGCGCGAACACCTGCTCGCCGCCGTCCCCGGCCTCGCTCGCAACCCTGAGCGGCTGCTGATGTTCATCGACAGCGGCAAGGTCCGTTGCACCGCGGCCGCCAGTTTGTCGTTCGAGTACGCCTACAGCCTGCAGATCATCCTGACCGATTTCGCAGGCCACCCCGACAGCGTGATGCTGCCGATTCTGGGGTGGCTGCGGATCAACCAGTCCGAGCTGCTGGTCAACCTCGACAAATCTGCCGATGGGCTTACCTTCGAAGCCGATCTACTGGACAGGAGCAAAGTCGACCTCAGCCTGACCTTGCCGCTAACGGAGCGGGTAGTGGTGAAGCGTATGGACGGTGGTGGCTTCGACGTGACCCACCCCGGCGAGCCGCAGTACGAACCATACGAAGGCCTCGGTGAGATGATCCTCTATGCCGGCGGAGAGCCGCTCGCGTCCTGGCAACCGCCTGTGGCGCCGGATGGCATGGCATTGGCTATGCCTCATCCGAAGGTCAAACCTCATGTCTGACCTGGACGCCCTTGAACAGTGGGTCAGCCCGCTCCTGCAGCGGCTTGAGCCAACCGCCAGAACCAAGCTGGCGCGAACCGTTGCCAAGGACCTGCGCAGAAGCCAGCAACAGCGCGTCATCGCTCAGCGCAACCCAGACGGCACCCCATATGCCCCGCGCAAGTCGCGGCAACTCAGGGGCAAGAAGGGCCGCGTGCGGCGCAAGCTGAAGATGTTCCAGAAGATGCGCACCGCCACCTACCTGAAAGCCCAGGGTGATGCCAAGGGTGCCTCGGTAGGGTTTGCTGGCCGGATCGCCAGGATAGCCAATATCCACCAGAGAGGCCTGAAAGACCGTGTAGCCCGCGGAGGTGCGGTTGTCCAATACGAGCAGCGGGAGCTGCTAGGGTTCACCGACGCCGAAATCGAACAGCTCAGGGATACCTTGCTGGCTCACCTAACCCTGTAATCCTCGCTCCTACAAGCCCACGCGAATGCACTCACGCGCGCGTGGCGCGACCATCGCCGGCATGAACATCGCCGACCTGAACCGCCTGCTGGAAAACCTGATCCGCTTTGGCACCATCGCCGAGGTGCAGCACAAGCCGCCTCGTGTGAAGGTCCGTACCGGAGGCAACCTGACGACCTGGCTGCCGTGGATGGCCTGGCGTGCTGGTGCAGACCAGGAATGGGACCCGCCCACCGTGAATGAACAGGTTCTGCTGCTCTCTCCAAGCGGGCAGATGGGCAACGGCGTCGTTTTCACCGGTCTGTTCAGCGACTCCATTCCCGCGAACGGCGACCGTCCAGGGCTGCACCGCCGGACTTACCGCGATGGCGCCGTGATCGAGTACGACAGCATTGCACACCACCTCAGCGCTGTGCTGCCCGAGGGAGGTACCACACACCTGACCAGCACGGGCGGCATTCATATCGTCGGCCCGATCACCCATGAAGGCGACTACACCCAGACCGGCAACCAGAACATCACTGGCAAAGTCACGGTGTCCATCGACGTCGTTGCGGCCGGCATCAGCCTGGTCAAGCACGTTCACGGCGGCGTTATGTCAGGCCCTGGCCAAACGGGGGTACCACAATGAACCGGCGCACGGGGGCTTCCCTGGGCAAGCTGGAACACATCGCCCAGTCCATCGAAGACATCCTCACCACCCGCCAGGGCACCCGCGTGGAGCGCCGCGAGTACGGCAGTCTGCTGCCCGAACTGGTTGACCAGCCGCTTAACCCCGCTACCCGTCTACGCCTCTACGCCGCGACCGCCATGGCGCTGATGCGCTGGGAGCCGCGGATTAGCCTGGCGCAGGTCGAGCTGGTGGTCGGCGACCTCAGCGGCCGCGCTGAACTGAGCCTGACCGGCGTCCTGGTCGACACCAACGAACCCTTCAACATCCGCACACCACTGCAGCTGGGGGGCAGTGCATGAATACCTTCCTGCCTATTGACCTCAGCCAGCTCCCTGCCCCAAAGGTGGTGGAGCAAATCGACTTCGAGCAGATCCTCGCCGAGCGCAAGGCTTATACCGTCAGCCTCTGGCCAGCAGATGAACAGGCCGAGATCGCCGCGCGCCTGGAGCTGGAGTCGGAACCGATCACCAAGCTGCTGCAGGAGAACGCCTACCGGGAAATGATCCTGCGGCAGCGGGTCAACGAGGCTTCGCTCGCCGTGATGCTCAGCTCGGCCGGCGGCAACGACCTGGACCAGGTCGCCGGCAACTTCAACGTCAAGCGCCTGGTCATCCAGACTGCCCAGCCACAGGCCGTGCCGCCCATTCCGCAGGTGCTGGAGAGCGACGAGGCGCTGCGGGAGCGTGCGCAGATGGCTTTCGAGGGCCTGAGCACCGCCGGGCCGCGTAATGCCTACATCTTCCACGCCCGCGCCGCTGACGGCAGGGTCGCGGACGCGACGGCGGACAGCCCGTCACCGGCTGTGGCAGTCGTCACCGTGCAGGCCGCACAAGGGGACGGTACTGCCAGCGAAGCCCTGCTCGCCACGGTGCGTAGCTACCTGAACGACGAGGATCGTCGCCCCGTGGCTGACCGCTTGATCGTCCAAGGTGCTGAAATCATCCCGTACCAGGTCAAGGCGAAACTGTTCCTGAAAACACTCGGCCCTGAAGCTGAGCCCATCCTCGACGCCGCTGAGCAAAAGCTGCTGGCTTTCGTCCACCAACGGCGCCGTCTGGGCATGCAGATATCTGAATCCGCCATCCATGCGGCGTTGCATGTCGAAGGTGTCCGCAAAGTCGAGCTTGAAGGCTGGTCGGATATCAACGCCACCCTTAGCCAGGCGCCTTACTGCACTGCAGTCGCAGTTGACCAGAGTAACGAGCCATGAGGCTGCTACCCGGTAACTCGACGCCGCTTGAGCGTCAGGCGGCCGAGGCAATGGCCCAGATCGAGCGGGTACCTGTACCCATGCGCGATCTGATCAATCCTGAGCGCTGCCCCATTGCGCTGTTGCCCTTCCTGGCCTGGGCGTTCTCCATCGACCGCTGGGACAGCGACTGGTCGGAGGCCGTCAAGCGTCGGGCGATCCGCTCATCGTACTTCGTGCACTCTCGCAAAGGCACCATCGGCGCCTTGCGTCGCGTGGTCGAACCGTTGGGCTACCTGATCGAGGTCGTGGAATGGTTTCAAACCGAGCCGAATGGCGTGCCCGGCACCTTCGCAATCAAAGTCGGGGTCAACGACGAGGGCATCAGCGACGAGACCTACCAAGAGCTGACTCGACTGATTGATGACGCCAAGCCACTCACCCGACACCTGACGGGACTCGCAATCAGCCTCGAAACAAGCGGCTCGATCTACATCAGCAGCGGCTTCTACGACGGTGACGAACTGGACATTTTCCCCCCTGCACCACGCGCTATCGATATCACCGGATCGATTGGTCGTGGCGGTCGCGATCACACGATAGACACAATGGACATTGCACATGGCTGACCAGAACACGCAGTTCTACGCCATCCTCACCAACGTGGGAGCGGCGAAACAGGCAAACGCGGATGCGCTGGGCATCCCTTGGAAAATCACCCAGCTCGGGGTCGGCGATGCCAACGGTATTGAACCGACCCCTAACGCAACCCAGACACGCCTGATCAATGAGTGGCGCCGCGCGCCACTGAACCAGCTCAAGGTGGACGAAAAGAACAACGCCATCATCGTGGCTGAGCAGGTAATCCCCGCCGAGGTCGGCGGCAAATGGATCAGGGAAATCGCACTGTACGACGCCGACGGGGACATGGTGGCAGTCGCGAATTGTCCGCCGACTTATAAACCACTGCTGAATCAAGGGTCTGGCCGCACGCAAGTGGTCCGGATGAATCTCCTGATCAGCAGCTCTTCGAATGTTGAGCTGAAGATCGACCCGTCTGTAGTGCTCGCAACCCGCGAATACGTTGACACACGTGTTATCGAGCGGATCAACATGCACGACGTCAAGCAATCGGTACGCGTTGCCACCACGGTAGCTATCGAGTTGATCGGACTCCAGCAGATTGACGGGGTGCAGTTGGCGGCGGGAGATAGGGTGCTCGTCAAAGACCAAACAGATGCAACGAAAAACTGGATTTACACCGCC